AACTTCAACATCTTCAATTCTAGCTGGAACTTCTAAGGTTGAATCAATTCCTAAAGATTGAAGTTTAGCTTCTAATTTTTCTGCAATATCATGTCTAAGATCACCCCCAACATAATCGCACAAAGCATCAACAACAACTTGTGAAACTGCAATCCTCAAGTCTTCACAATATGCTTTCTTATCTTCTTCACTATTTCCCATCAACTCTGAAGTTGTGAAAAAAGTCTCAGATAGAGTGTTTTTCCCACTTGCTTTCATCTCACTCAAAATGAGATTGCGAAGTTGTTTTGGGTTCAGTTTTACTACTTTGTTCATTGTTTACTCAATTAGATTTGTGCTGCACCGTTCTGGACAACAAAGTCAAGCGATACGTACTCCAACGCTTTAACAGGTTTGACAATGATCTTACCTCTAAGAGTGTTGTTTTCGATATCAGTCTTGGTTGTAGTCGATGTATCAATCATAATCTTGTACTTGTCTATACCTGCAAGTGCTTGGATTCTATCAAGCTTTGGCTTGACTGCACTACTGAATTTTGCAAGTGTTGCTTCACGTGAAGGTTCAAACATTATTGTCTGCGCAATGTCACGAACCTGTCTACGAAGATCAATCATCAATCTTCTTACGTTGACCCTATCTAGAGCTGATGCTGCAGCTTGAAGAGTCTTCTGTCCCCAAATCACTACACCACCAGCTGGGTTTCCTGTTGGAGATGAGTTACCTGGGAATGCAACTAGTGGATTGATGTTAACATCATATAGATCATCCATGTTTGATTTTGACAATTTGACCTTAGCTTCAAGAGTTGAAACTAGAGCACCTCTTGTGAAACCAGCTGGTGCAAACCATGGGTGACCAAGTTTGTCATTTAACGCAAGCGCTCCCAACACAACTGCCGAAGGTGGCACAACTAAGTTTGTGTTTGTGTTTGGATCTGTAAGAGTCACGTCTGGGAAGTACGCTGCTGCAAAGTTTGAATCAAGCGCGCGGGAAGAGAAGTTGTCAGCTATCTTCTTCACTGAAACTTGTGTTGAACTATCAGCAGCAATGATGTTTCCGTTGTCATCACAGTGCTCAACGTCCATCAAGTAAAGAGCATCAAATCTCTCAGTTGTTGCAGCGGTCGCATAATCAGTAACTGCAGGATTTCTTATTCCTGGAATTGCTAGAACTTGGATGTCTACGTTAGTAGTGTTCTTCATTATATCGATAGCTTTAGTGTAAGAACGGACGTTTGGTCCCAAGTTCTGTCCCCTATTAGAGTCATCCATGTCTGCTTTGACAGCAGTATCATTGATGTTATACTCATTTCTATCGAAGATATTGACACCGTCGAATCCACCTTGCAAGAAGAAGGTGAACTTTGCGTACCTTCTGTTAGCTTGCGTCAAATCTGTAGTTGCAAGTTTTCTTGTCTTTGTTGTTTCATTTGTGACAATGTTTCCGTCACGAACATAAGAAGCTGACATCCAAAGTGAGGAATCAGCAACACCAGTTGAAGCAGTCACAACCATGATATTCTCTAATGAGAATGCATTCAGACAGAATCTATCAGCGTCTAAGATACCATTTGCCGCTGTGTCTGCAACACCGTTGTTATCACCAACAGCGAATGTCACAGAATCAGTGAGATGTTGTGGGAAGAACATAGAGAATGCACTCAATGACTCATTCTGTAAAGTGCTTGCATTTGGCGTTGTCAATGAGACAATGTGTTCAAACTGAGCACCCCAGTAAAGAAGAGGATTTGCAGCAAGTTTGTTGCCAGATCCTTGAGTGATGTTTAATCTCAAAGGAACTGGTGGTGTTTGTGCTTTCTTCAACACAGAAGAAACAGCTGCTTGTGTCGTAGAAGGCGTTGCAAGCGGTGCAGAACCTGACGTAACTAAGTGTGAGACACCTCTAAATCCAAATGGCAGTGCAGTTGGATCTACTGAAGCATTGTCAACTAGAGAAGAAACTTCTACACGAACAATATTTGACTTGTTCTCATAGTTACCCTCAATGATCAGTCTTTGATTTGTTTCTGCTCTGTTAAAGTCAAAGAACGCATTTACATCACCAATTACTTTTGCGATGTATCTGTCTGACGAAGGATCAAGAGACAAAGCCCTGTGCTGCTCAATGTAGATTGGATTTGTGTCACTATCATCCCAATCTCTGATCACTAAGTCAAATGTTCCATACCTGTTCAACGGATCGCTAGAAGGAACGAGATTCTCAATTGAGAACTTGTATGCTTGTGCAACGCCAGTACCAGCGCTTAATGCGTGAAGTCTGAACAAGTTTATTGCTTGTCCACCAAACTTTTGTGAAGTAACCCACGGTGTCTTTGCATAAGAGAATCTATCAGTCCAACTTTCATAGTTTGGAACTGTCGTGTTTCCTGTAGCTCTGCTCAGAGATCCAGTTGTTAAGAATGCAGATGACTCCACACCAACTTTTGCTGCTCTAGAACCGCCAGACCCAGAAGTAGTGTGCAGTAAACCAGTTCCAGTGACAACTGCAACGCTGTTATGAATATCCCAGTGTGCGTACAAGAAGTGTCCAGCTTGTTGAAGTTTATAAGGATCAGTGTTCATAACCTTTGCAAAGTAATTTGGTGACGTCATATCAAAAGACGCAGTGATCACGTTTGGATACAAGAAATCTGTACCTTTGTGACCGTTTAACAACATGACAAAGTCTTGCTTTGAAACGTTATTTTCGCTAAGCACAACAGCGCCCAAAAGTCCGCCAGATGCAACAGAATCAGTTGCAACCATATCAGAACCAGGAACTGCGTTATTTCCTTCTGCGGAAGAAGAAAGTTTCAATATGACACCTGATGGTGCCATCACAATTCCTCTAACTATTGGTACAGACGCTGTAGTACCCGGAACTACGCCTGCTGCCCCTTGCAGACCAGCAGAACTAAAGAACGTAGAACCTGCTGATTCAGACATAAATGCACCAAGAAAATATGTTCTACCAAGAACAGAGTTACTTCCAGAATTTGCATAAGTGTTTCCAAACAAGAAACCATCTGAAAATCTTGGCTGGTTTTCACCAACTGTGAAACCGGCATTTGTCACTGAACCGTCGCTGTTTCTTGTTTTACCGTTTCCAACGCCTAAGACTCTTACGTAAGTCACAGCGCCAGCGTTTCTAAGCCACTCATTGACAGCGATTGGACCAAATTTTGATCCATCAGTTTCACCAAACTTAGCATAAAAATCTTCAATCGAACCAAGCGTTAAAGGAACGAACGCTGGACCTTTGTTTGCAGTACCAATAACGCCAGCTGGAGTTCCAACTGGAGCTACAGACACTGGCCCAGATATATCGATTTCGTTGCTCGAAACTCCAGGTGAACCAAACTTAACTTGTGCCATTATTCGTACCTTCGATGTCTAAGTATTTGATCATATCAAAAGTGATCACAAGAACTCAACTCCTGTTGTAGTAATCACAAAGTCTAACGCAATAAATTCAAACGTTTTCGTTGGCCAGATCACGATCTTGCCGTTCATCTTGTTGAGTTCAACGTCCTGAGTTGTGTTGTTTGAATCATTACAGATTACTTGGAACTTCTCAATTCCAGACTGTGCTTGTACAAGACCAAGTCTAAGAGTGCTATCTGAGAAGAATTTGTCTCTTGTTGCTTTGTTGTTTTGTTCAAAAGTCAACTTCAATGCAATCTCAATAACGAGTCTCTTGACCTCAAGGAGAAGTCTTCTCACGTTGACTCTGTCTAAAGCTGACTTTGCAATCTGAAGCGTTCTTTGTCCGTAAACAACAAATCCCAACTTCGGAAACACAGCAATTGGATTGATACGTGAAAGTTGTAGTCTGTCTCTGTCACGAGCATCAAGACGTACTTCTACATTTTTTACAAAGTCTAGAGCAGCACGATTGAAACCAGCTGGTGCAAACCATGGGTATGCAACTAGATCGTTAAACGCAATTGCTCCAAGCGCAGCGACAGAAGCTGCAACTTTGACTCTTCTCTTGTTGACAGCGTCGTCTATCCAAACGCTTGGGAAGTAAACACCTGCGTAGTTGTTATCGATTGCTCTAGAATCGACTGCGGCTGCAGTGTAATCTACGTTCAAACGATTCGTTGAATCATCATAGATTCTAAGAGCGCCGTCGTCGTATCCTGGAATATCCATCATGTAATAAGCCATTCCGTACTCTCTTGACTTTCTCATTGCATAATCAGTCAAGAATGGTTCTCTGATTCCTGGGATTGCAAGAAGATTTGTGTTCACTACCATAGGATCAGTCATGATGTCAATTGCAGTAACGTACGAAGCTACGTTGCTATTTGTCTGTCCAACACCATTTGGATTAACCAGCAATCCTGGAGCAACGTAGCTTCCTTCAGCACCACCACTTGCATCAAAAGACGTAGCGAGATCGTTCATCTTTTGTGCATTCTTGTCTAAGAAGTTTAGACCATCGTAACCACCGTACATGAAAGTAGTGAATTTTGCGTAAGTTGTAAACCTGTTAAATTCAGCAGCTGTGCCGCTTGATAGCAACGTAGCAAGCGTGATTCTTCTGCCAATGCTGCTTGAAATTGTATATGACGTTGTGTCAATTGTACCCTTTCGTAAGTACGCAGCTTCTCTCATGTGGTCATTTACTGACGATGTCAAGTGTGACAGAGAAGTGTTTGAGAACGCAACTTTGCTTAGAGTAAACTTATTGTTACAGAAAGTGTCTGCTCCAGAACCAGTAACAAGAGTGTCTAACTTCTTGATACCCAAGAACTTTGTGTATGACTCAAGCAGATTGTTCTTTTCTGAAGTAACGTTGCAATTCAAAGGATCATTGTTCTTTTCAAACTTCACACCCCAGTAAAACTGTGGCGAAGCAAGTTCAAGAGGTCCTGGCT